GAAGAAAATGTAGAACCAGCAACTATGGGAGAGTCTTATCATGTTTCTCATGGATCGTACAATAGAGCTGGTTCTATAAGTGGTTTATCATCGTCGAACACTTCCAGTCGAATCAACAGATCGTCTGTTACTGCCCCGCTTAATAAATTTAGCCAGATTAGAGGCGGACTTTTGCCATATGAAATTTCTTCTGATGGTATCAATGTAAGGGAGGCGATTGAGCTTTGTCAGAAAGCATATGCAAATGTGCCTATCTTTAGAAACACTATTGATATGATGTCAGAGTTTGCTAACGCTGAATTATATCTAGAAGGAGGCAATGCGACATCAAGAAACTTTTTTGAAAAACTTTTAGACAGAATCAAAATTTGGGACTTAAAAGACCAGTATTTTAGAGAATATTATAGAAGTGGTAACATTTTTCTCTATCGCATCGATGGTAAGTTTAATCTAGACGATTACAAAAAGTTTTCACAAAATGTATCAGAAGGGCCTTCATTAAATAAATTTCCGTTAAAATATATTGTTTTAAACCCCTTTGAAATCGTAGCTAAAAGAAGTACCGTATTTAATACAAAGGATGGGGCATATGCTAAGATTCTCTCTGAGTTTGATATGGAGAGACTATCAAACCCTAAAAATGATTATGACAAAGAGGTGTTTGAAGCTTTAGACCCAGAGGTAAAAAAGCAAATTAAAGATGGGGCTTATTTTAAAGATGGCCTTAAAATAAACTTAAAGAACGAAAAAATTTCTTACAGTTTCTACAAGAAACAAGATTATGAGCCGTTTGCCATCCCATTTGGTTATCCAGTCCTTGAAGATATTAACGCCAAAATGGAAATGAAAAAGATGGACCAAGCCATCATGAGAACTGTTGAGAATGTAATTCTTATGATCACAATGGGCGCAGAACCAGACAAGGGAGGAATTAATCCAAACAATGTCAAGGCTATGCAAAAGCTTTTTCAAAATGAATCTGTTGGCCGCGTGCTAGTATCAGATTATACAACAAAAGCTGACTTTGTTATTCCAGATATTAATAAGGTTGTTGGACCAGGAAAATACGAAGTAATCAATAAAGATATTAAAGAAGGATTACAAAATATTATTCTCAATGACGACAAATATAATGGAGCTCAAATTAAGGCTAGAGTATTTTTAGATAGATTAAAAGAAGCAAGAGAGGCTTTTATCCAAGACTTCTTGCAGCCCGAAATTAGAAGAATAGCCAAAGATTTAGGGTTTAGATCTTATCCAATTGTTAAGTTTAAAGATATTGATTTAAGAGATGAAGTACAACTCATGAGAGTAGCGACAAGACTTATGGAGTTAGGGGTTGTAACTGCAGAGCAGGGCATGGAACTATTCCATACTGGTAGATTTCCTCAAGCTAGTGAGTTAGAATCAGCTCAAAGAAAATTTGTAGATCAAAGAGCAAAGGGATATTTTAATCCAATAGTTGGTGGTGTTCCTATGATCGAAGACGATGCTCCTGTTGAAACAGCTAATTCTGAAAAACCAGATAGAGGAATACCTGGACGACCAGAAGGTTCGGAAGATCAATTTTCTAGAGAAAATATACAAGCAACAATTTATGAAGTAGAAGCTTTAAATTCCTTAGCAAAAGAAAAAATGCTTGAAGTTTATGAAACAGAATCATTGAATGAAGATCAAGAAAAAATGGTCAGTAAGCTATGTGAATCTATCGTATGTGCTTCGGATAAAGAAAATTGGACAGAAAGTCTCATTTCTTGTGTAAATGATTTCAATGAAATAGAAAAACTTGGGGCTATGGAAGATATATTAAATATTTCAGAGTCTCATAAATTAGAAATTTATCCATCAGCAATTTTATACCATTCAAAAAAATATGAAAGAAATTAAAAATCCACTAGTCGCTAACATCGATCGTTCAAACGGAGATGTTGAAATATCTATCGCTAAAAAATATAGTGAAACAGAAGAAGCCATGTACAAGTCTTACATGAGTGTTTGTGCTATGGACGATAAGGCTTTGACCGATACAAGCGACATGGATGAAAAACAAACTATCAAAGCTTGTGCGATGCAATACGATAAGATGAGAGCCATGATGAATGAAGTTGGCGAAGCAGGTTTGACAGAAAAGCAAAAGAAACTACCACCCGCTTTACAAAAAGCAATTTTAGAAAAAATGAAAAAGGAGGGTAAACTTTCTGAAGAAGCAGAAGCGGCTTACAGCAAGTTACTTTCAAGGGATGATATTCCCAAAAAGAAAGATAGTCCTAAAAAGGATGCATAAATACACCACAACTTTCGAATTTGAAGTTAAGGCCTGCGAAGAAATTGCTGGAATTGATGTTAGTAAAGCTAACATAGAAAATTTAAGGAGCCTTATCCCAGATTCGGTTGATCTAGAAAAAAATATTGATCTTATGGGCGTGGCTTTTAATGCTGCAGTCGTTAATGAGTTTAATAAAAACGGAGACGGAATTGACACTAAAACAGCTATTGAATCCGTTCAACAATTTATACACAAGCCTACAAATATAGAGCACAACAAGAAAAAAATTGTTGGCCATATAGTTAATGCTGGTTTTAGCGATTACTCAGATAGTACGTTATTGATTAATGTCGACGAAAAAGAAAGTAATCCTTTTAATATTGCTCTCGGTGCTGTTGTATATAAAACAGTAGATAAAGAGTTTTTTGAGACTTTGAAAAAAAGTACAAATCCAAAAAATAAATTACACAATACTGTTTCGGCTAGTTGGGAAGTAGGATTTAGTGAATATCAAATAGCAGTAGGTAGTAAAAATTTAAAAGATGCAGAAATAATTTCTGATCCACAAAAAGTTCATGAAATGAAAGGAATGTTAAAGGGCTTTGGTGGTAAAGGAGTAACTGAAGATGGCAAACCAATTTATCGACTTATTACTGGAAATGTATATCCATTAGGTATTGGTTTTACTATGAAACCAGCCGCTAATGTTAAAGGAGTTATAAGTAATGAATACAAAAAAGAAGAAGCTAAAGATGATGAAGTTTCTAATTCTAACGAGGGACAAGTTTCAACTTTAAAAAAAATTAATGACAAAATTTCACAAAATTTAAAAAATACTGTAAACAATACTAAAATCATGGACTTAGAAAATCTACTATCAGAACTAAAAGACTCTCTTGCAGAAAAGAAATTTTCTGAAGAAGCTGTCGCTGGCATGACTTCGACTTTTGCCGAAGCCATTAAAACAAAAGATGATGAGTACAAAGCTTCTCTAGAAGCTGCGGAAAAGGAGAAGGCCGAAATCGCATCAGCGAAAGAAGAGCTTCAAGCTTCTGTGGAATCTATTAAGGAAGAGCTTAAGGTAGCTCAAGAACGCATCGATGCATTTGAAAGCGAAAAAGCTGCTCAAGAAGCGGTTGCTGCATTTAATGCTCGCATGGAAGAAATTGATTCTGTTTATGATCTAGAAGAAAGCGATAGCGCATTTATCGCTGAAAAGATTAAAGGACTTGACGCAAGTGAAGAAGCCTTTGCATCTTTCAAAGATGAGCTTGCTGTTTTCTGGGCATCAAAAAATAAAGAAGCTAAAGCAAAACAAGAAGAAGTAATCGCCGCTCGCGTCGAAGCTGAAATTGAAAAGCGCCTTAATAAATCAGAAGCATCTGAAGTAGTAGCTGAAGAAGCTACAGCTGAAGAAGTTGATGTTGAGAAGGCTCTAGAAAATGCTGAAGCTACTGAAGAAGCTCTTCCTAATAATAACGAAGCTCAAGCTTCAAAAACTACTTTGAGGGACAGATTTGCTGCTGCGTTTAGCCGCGATGAAGTTCTTGGATAAAACTAAAACTAAAATTTAACTAAATAAAATTATGGCACTTAGACTATTACCATTCCGTCAGTACGACGAGCAAGATGTTGTAAATCTCTATGCTCTTGCAACTGGCGAAGCCCTTGCTAGCACCACAGGTGATGGCGCAGGATCAAACGGCGTCTTTGTTAAAATCGCCACTGGAGATTTTAATGCAGACCCTATTGCCTATGCAGCAAATAGCTACCTAGGTAAGACAAACTACCCATTCGTAGAAGATACTATGTATCCAGCTAATACTGCTTTAGTAGTTCAAGCTGCTGGTTCTGGTGACGCTCCTCTTGGATTGACACTAAATCAAACAGCAGAAACTGACGAAAACGGTGAGAAACTTCTCTATAACACAACCAAGAAAGAAGAGCTTCAAGCTGTTCTTCCTGGCCAAACAGTACCTATTGCAACTAAGGGCATTTTTACCATTGGTATTAATGGACTTGAAGCATCTGATAATGCTGGATTCACCATTGGTGGTGGCTTTGAAGTAGCTGGCGCTGATGGATCTATCGGTCCAGTAACTGATGCACACGATGCAGCTTCTATCGGCATGGTTCTTGGAACTGGTTCACGCGCCTCTTCTGGCGGTCTTACAGATCAATTCGCTGGCGACTATGTTGTTGTTAAGCTAGGATAATTGAAAGGAATTTAATAATATGAAAATTACTTTAAAAAATACTCCAGAACAAGTCGAACTCATCAAGGCAATGGCTTCCCGTAACCGCGATGTTGCTTATGAGGCTCAAACTGCTCTTGCTGAATTTATCGGTCCCGTTCTCGCAGAGGTTATCAAT